TATATTCTTTTGTAGTGTGCAACATGGTGTGGTCTCCAGATAAAGTTTTATCTCTTCACGCTCAAATCCGTGCATCTTTTGCACAAAAGAATTCTTTTTCTTCAACTGTTGTTGTATCTCCCTTGCCAGAGGGAGATAATGCTATTAGCACGGCTGTGCTATCACCAGTGGTGCCAGCTACTGGTGCCCTCAATGCCTTGAGGGAAAAACTTTCTGCTGAGGGCGTTGTACCCTCAAAGGTGGTGTTGCCTATTGTAGGCCCATCTTATGCAGCTAGGAGAGCAACTGTTCTCCTAGGATTGGTGGAGAGGGCCATGAAATTGGCCTCCACTATTGTCTACCGCACCCTCTTCCAGAGGCGTAGTGGTAGAAAAGTTTATGCTTTGGAACCATGGAGGGTTCCCTTTGCCCGCTTGTTGGGCATTGTTGTTGCTATGCGCATGGAAAATGCGCCTGTTGCAGGTCCAGTTGACCGCGAAGTGAAGCTCTTAGAAGAGCCAGTTGAAGGTCCTGTAGACCATCAATTTGTGGACATGTTTCCGCATATTAATAATTACTTCCTCTTTTATGAAGAAGAGGAACAAGAAAGGGTTACTCCCTCTTTGGAGGAGAGATACGGGAAATTTCGCCCCATAACCCCAATGCTAGGTCCTATGAAATGGACCTATGAGAGGAAGGAATTATTACCCCCCCCATCCACTATAGAAGACCTGTGTACACTACACGGGGCCTTCTTATCGATGATCCAGGCTTGGATACATATGGAGAGCCAAGGCATCGATTCGTTGGAAGAGTATTATGCGGATGATGGATGGGAAACCTCTTCGGACCAAGATTATGAAGAAGACGAAGAGGATGAGGAAGAGGAAGAATGCGTTGTGGCACATGATGAGTATTATGCCACCGCATTCTGTGGGCCTTTCAATAACCCACAACAATATGCATATGCGATAGGACCTTTTAAACCTAATCGCATGAGTAGGGAGTCTTTTTCTCCCATTTTGTCTTTAATAGATACCATCTTCCCACAAATTAAGGAGGATGATTTTATTTTTCGGGTATCTGTGGAAAAGCGTATCCCAAATTGGGGTCCATTCCACGGGTTACCTAAAACCATTCCTTACCATTTTAGTAGAGGTGAGGAAAATTATTTTTTTCCCGCAAGACCCAAAGTGATTTATCACGAATGGGAATTGCGAAATTTTGAAAAATGTCCTTGGTTGCACCATCAAATGATGGCTTGTGACGGTTTCCGGTTTGTAGACCGGTTTTTTGTGTTTCAATGCTATTGGTGTTCTTTTGAAGCATTGAAACACCAAGGAAAGGTTGAGCAAGCTGTTCGTGCACATAGAATTGCTCACTTTAATAAACAATTTGAGGAGCCTCCTCCCGCTGAAATTAAAAAGGGAGGACCTTCAGGAACCATAGCTCAAGTGGGCATGGTTTTTGGTGGTAAAGCAATAACAACCATCCGCAATACTGTGGAGTTTGCAACTTGTAAATATGTGAATGCGCACTCCGGTAGAGAGGATGAAGAGATGAGGTCTAATTTGCACGATAGGGCCTCCTCTGAGATAGCTGAACATGGTGCCCCCACTATATCTAATGCTATTGAAGTTCTTAGAACGCGCAAGCGAAGTAAGAACAACAAAACGCTAGTCCATGGTGAGGGGCGCTTTGGGGATGAGAATACCCACATTACAGAAAAGGACGTTTTCGAGAAAGTTGTACATAATAATATGTCTCGAAGAGTGCTTTCTAAGTTGGGTGCTCCAGACCCAAAAATTTTGACACAAAACACCTTTCCCACTTTGCACGAAACGGTTTTCATGCCTCAGAACCGGAAGAAATGTATATATTCACCACTTCCAGTGTTTAAGGAGGATGAACTGCGTGCATTATTGGATAAGCATGAAATGAAGAGCAGTGGTATAACTGCTATAGATCTAGCTATCCAATCTCATATACCTGAGGGCCATCCTGCTGTTGCTTTTTGTACAGTGATGGATGGTGATTGTGGGAATCCTAATTTAGCGGCACTATCTGGATCAAAATTTGATCTAGGGAGGGATAGATGTCAAGTGATCACACTCCCATTGGTGAACGTCAACCTAAATTATGCACTGAATCAATTAAATTTGGATAATGATGTGCGTTTATATTTAGCTACTCTCTTAAATGAGGGTGTTGACAAACTTGTTGGGCGTCCGGTTTTTTCCTATGGTACCAGTATTTTGCTGGAACATCGTAGAGATGCTCTTACTAATCAAACTTTGTGTAAGGATGATTGGTTGGAGATTGAAAAACGGAATGTCCAGAAAGGAAATAGAATCCTGGAAGGTTTTAATGTTGAACAACATATAGCCCAGGATTATAACCAAGAATTGGCGCCCTTTGCCCCTGATCTTAAGTTGGAATGTCGTCCAAATGTGGTGGCAGAGGGTGCAACACATGCCTTTTCGGCGAAAGGTATAGTGAAAAATTCTTTAAACAGCCGATTGGGGAGGTCCATGTCTGTTCAATTCTTGAATGATATCGGAAGTTCATCAAGACGAACAGAATTTAGACCTCCTGTTGTACAGGACTTTGGAGGTATTGCCGCAGGCTTTGCTAATCATACTGAGGGTAGTACTTCCAAATTTGAAGCTCCTAGGTATACCAATGCTCAAAGTGGATTGGAAAATCCATATGTGGTTGCGGTTACCAAACCCTTTGCTGTAAAGAAAGACGCAAAGGAGGGAACTTTGATTACTAGTCTAGATTTTTATAATTTAATAAAGCAGCAGCATCGATCGCCTTTTTATGATTGGGCTGCCAAGGGATTGATTGATCCTGAAATTGTAATTAAAACTTATGCAGGATCTAATCAATTCGTGGGTACAACTATAGCCATTGCACACGATTTCTTTTCTAGAGTTGATGTGCAAGGTAAGCTAGGAGGGAAAATGTCAAGAGTGATAGGTAATTGCCTACCCCAGACATTGCATCCTCTTAGTGAGGGGGCTATAGGAACCCACAATGTAAATATTGAAAAATATGTAGGACATAGTTTTTATTTTAATAGTCCCACATTTGCAGATCCACAGTTTCATGTATATATTTATTCAACGAATGCTGTGGAAATGGAATCTGATTGGCAATTGACAATTGAGATTCTAATTAGGAAAAGAGAGAGTGAGATGTCTGCAAGTCTTACTCCGATTTTGACCGTACCCCAAAACCCTAGTGCTTATGTTGATTTAGATTTATATAAGGGTTTTGGTGAAATAAAGTTGGCTAGTAGGCCCCAGGAGGTGATGATTGCCATGGATATTGCTGAATCACGAGCATATAGTGACAGTCATTATTGCCTAGGTTTACCACAGGCTATGTTCCGAACAATGCAGGGATCTAGCGGGATTTTGCACGGCCGTTTACGGCGTGTTGGTTCTTGTTTGGTTTCTTGCGTTGCGAGGCTAGTTATGTGGTGGGGCAGTGATCCGCCAACGCTGGCTGAAACCTCCATGTATCCATTTGTTGATATAGATTTTCAAGTTAGTGATGGAGAGTTCAGCCTGAAAATACAAAGTGCTTTTGCTCGTTTTCCAAACCGCGAGCGAAAAGCGTGGTTAGTAGTCTACCCATTGGGTGGACCACTTGCTGCAAAAGGTGTGGGAACCTCATTCCAATTTGCCATTTATTTAAAGGGAATAGAGGTTTCTGAACCAATGCCCCCGGTTCTACTGCCAGATCATGAATATGTGTGGATGCAAGTTAATCCTCCTAACCAAGGGGAATTTACTTTTGATCTTCCTAATCATATTTGTGATGTCAAAGTTTCTGGCGCAACAACATTGTTGCGAGAGAATCCACTTGCATGTATCTTTGGTGCATGTGGTTTCTTTGCAGGAACATTGACCATGACGGTAGGGTGGTCTAATCGGGGAGGCATAAGTACTAAAGAAAGTACTTTATGGTTTGGCAAGTGCTATGGAGATAGAGTTGGAACAAGAGAAATCTTGGACCACTGTACTTTTAATGCCCATCAGGCGGGTAGTTGTTCCTATGCACTTGAGGTGGGTGATTTCTCTGGTTTTCAAATTCCAGGGAGTACGGGCAACAAACATCAATACATTTCGGTGTGGATGGAGAACGCAGGTTCTGTATCTCACTTTCGTATTAGTGTTAGGCTCCATAGGGGGTTTTCCTTCTATGGTCGCTCGTGTCTTCCAATAAAATGAGAAGGCCCACCTTTCTTTGCTAGTTTCTTTATAAAAGTAAACTAGTCCTTGGGGGCGGGTAGCTCCCTCCAGCAGCTTGGCACTTGATTAGCTTTAATAGTGTTAGCTACCCTTCAGCAAGGTAGGAGCTGCGGTCGTATTCGAACCGTTCCCGTGGAACTACTCGGGGTTGGAAGCAATGGCGTATTAGACGCTGGTGTCATAGTTCTTAAATCTTATATGACACTAGAGAGGAGAGCCATCCCTCTTGAAGCATGCAATAAACAAGGTTGCACCATGAAACTAGCCAGCACATTGAAAAATGTGGCTTAAGGGCTTAATACCTTCGGGCGTTTTGGTGGACCTAACGTTATGCGTGATTGCTGATGGTACTAATGTACTCATGTTTTCCATTACATGATAAAAGGTGGATTCCCTTTTCAGCTATGGGTTATGGAATGATCAACTCATGCACCAGAGTGTACTAGGTTAGTGTACAACCCTCTTTTTGCTACCTTTTTCTTTGCATGAATAAAGGAGATAGTTCCTGTGAAATTCAGGTTCATTATCATTTACTGCTTTAATTTACTTTTATCCCTCATCTGAGTGAGACAGATGGTACGGGTTGTTAATAAAAGTGTTTGGGATGCACTGTCTGATCCCTCGCTGCTGGAGCGATCTGAGTCCAGCCGCATTTGCTGCTTTTAGATATAAGCAGATGGAGGACTAGCACTCCCCTTGAGAACAAAACGAGTGCGGCCTAGCGTCTAGGATTTCCTAGCATAGGTGACGTGGGCTAAGCATACCACAGAAACATGCTTCGTCTTTGAGCTAAGTGTGACCGTGATGGACACTTGCCTGTGTTCTTTAGCACAGTGTGATTTCCTTTTAGTAGGTGATGATGAATGTAGTTTTGAAACTATCACCGAGGTCTGGGAATATAAGCGTTTTGGCAAACGATATTGCCTTAATCTGTGTACGACACAATTGATAGTGTACTCAAGAGAGTAGGGTCTGGCAGCCTGAATCTTGGATGAGGTCCCGAGATAAAAACGGGGGGGTAATTAACCCCAGCTATCGGTACACGGAGATTTCCACGTTTATGTAAATGTGGCGCATTTGCTGTTTTTAGATATAAACAGATATTGCAGGTAGAAAACCTGTGTGGATACCTATTCTTGGAGAAGGAGTTCGCTCGGAAGAGTACTATCTTGAAACATTTCAAAAGGAAATTTCATTTTAAGGAGAGTAGGTAAGCCATTATACACCTGTGAGGAGGGTACAAGATAAAGCTACTGCTAAATTTAATGCTACTGGAAGTGATTCCCAGGGCTACATGCGGTGCCATTGTACTTATACCTGAAGGGTGAGTTTGGAAACTCCTACCTATTGAAATGGTGAGAAGTGTTTATTTAGTAAGCTCCTAATCATTATAGGGTGACGTTGTTTTCGCAATTTTGTTGGTCTTTAATCCTTTTCAAAATTGCTTTTGCATTTTATTTTATGTAGAGTCGGGGAAAAGAACATGTGTGTGTGTTTGGATTCCCAATGGGTAGACTATACCAATGTTAGTCCCC